CAACCACTTCTCCAGAAGTCCATCCTGAAGTTGTAGAATAGCTGGCTGTATTAAGCGTAAAGTTAGCACGGTCAAAGTTTGTAAGAGTTATTTTGATTTCTTTAAATTGTGGATTCTGGAGAATTCCAACCTTCCTAAACTTACCATACCCAAGCAACTCATAACTTTCATTGCTCAAGTTGTCAAAAGAGGCATTGATTCCGATATATCTACCACCTAGTTCTGTTACCGAATCATACCCATGCCCGTATACAGGAGAAATAATAGCACGAGCAGTAGCGTTCGAACCGTAGTTTGTATTTGCATAGATGGTTACGTTAGCTTGGGTGTATCCAGATCCAGGATTGATGATCGTCGCACCAACAATCTCATTGCTTGAGTTAGCTGCATTGTTAACGACAGCAATAGCAATAGCATTAGAACCATCGCCTGTGATTCTGATGGTAGGAGCAATCTGATATTCTGTTTGGTCATTTGGTAGACTTATTTTAGCAACAAGAGTAGCATTGCCACTTGCGCTACCATTAGCAGTGGTCTTAAAAAACACAGGATAGCCGACTCTGAAAGATCCAGTTGGGTCATTGATGGTTATGTTTGGATTGCTTGATACAATTGAAATTTGCGATAGCTGCAGAGAGGATTCGCCGCTAACGAAAAACTGAGTACCACCACTATTAGCTTGCCAGGTTCCAGCCACAGCAGAAAGAATTACTGATGAACTGTTAGCAAAAGCAACTGCAGCATTCGCACCTTGATTAACACGACTCGAGTTAGTCATATTAACCTTTTCACCAACAGTAAAATATACACCCGAAAGTGTTGAGTTGGTAATAGCAATCTGAACTGATGTTAGATTTGTATTTGATATGTATCCGTTCGATCCATTCAATACAATTGATACTGGTGTACCGACAACTGGCATTTTGAAGTGAACATTAGCTGATGCTGTAAAGGTCGTTCCGAATGGTTGGTCAACGACCAGAACAGTTGTATTCGGATTGTTGATTACTCTGCGAATATTACTGACTGTGTTCGCACCTACTCTAATGTATTCACTATTAGCATACCCATTGGCGCTACTATTCAGCTGAGTTCCTGAACCATACACAACTTGGTTATCGCAGTACATAACTGCGGTAGCTGTTTGCCCTTGTATTGTATGTCCTGTTTGTGTTGGACCCTTTGTGAGAGCAATACGCGAACCAGTAGTCGTTGCTTTCAACGCCAAAACAGTAGCATTAGCAAAATCAACATAGTAGCTGGTACCAGAGGACAAGCCACCGACTGCTGTGTTGCCTGTATCTACAGTATAAGTGATCAGATCATTGGCTACAAAAAAACCAGATGTAGCAAGAGTGATTATGTTATTTGAACCTCCACCAGTGCCACCTGTTACTGCTGTATTAGCATTGAACGTTTGGGCAGTAGGAGCTGCGATGGCGATCGTTGGAGCTACAAAATATTGCGAACCAACGTTGCTTACATTAACAGCTGAAATCTTGCCTGTTGCATTAGCTTGAGCATTAGCCACGCCACCAGAACCAGTACCATTGGCTGTTACTGTTACAACAGCATTTCCTGTATAACCTGAACCTGCGCTAGTAACAAATGCTAGGTTCATTGCACCAACGTTACCAACTGACACAGTTCCAGTCTTCAGTGTTCCGGAGTATGCAGCGTCAACGATTGGATAACCTAGCGAGAACAGTGTGTTAGCAACGTATCTTGTTACCTGAAGAATGGTTGTGTTCGCAGCAAGAACCTTTCCAGATGCACCAGTATCTGATTGTGTTACTGTTGATTCAATGTTAAAGTAACCTTGAGTATACAAGTAGTTGATGTCATCATATGGTTGATCCGCAAAATAACCAGTAGTCACAGTTCCCTGAATGTTCGCTAGATCTAAACGTATATAAGTGTCAAATGGTTCTGCAACTAAAATCTGCTTGGAGGTTCCATTAGATGATGAGATTTCGCGAATCTGACCAGCGCCGAAACCGGACTTCAAATATATTGATGAGTTGGTGTAGTAGTCATCTGTACTGGATGCTGTGTTTGGAAGCTGAATGGTATACTTGTTGACCATTCCACCGATGTAACCAGTTTCATAAACAAAATAATCATCTCCACCATTTGTAATTTTGATTACGTCAATAGAACCTGGAGTTGCATTACCCTGAACAGCTGTATTAGGAACAATTGGTATGTAGTCTGCGGTGGTGAATTTTGTGTTGGACGCAGCATCAATGGTAAACATGTACTTCCAAACGTAGCCATCACCAGTTTCGAATGTACCTGCAGTTGATGTGAGTGATGGCTTTATTGTTGAATTAGCGTCATTGTTGTTATCGATGCACTTGTAAACTTCAAAATTGTTGGTTACGACATAGAATTCTTTACTATAAAGATTAGCATCTGTCTGATCATATGAAGAATAAACTGTGTTGGCAGTCCAATCGATTCTTGGTACCATATTTGTTACATCACTGTCAACCAAAAGCTTACCATACAGTAGATCATCATATAATGTTTGTTCTACCTGAGCAACTGAGGTATTGGCTGCTAGAACAGCGCTATCATCATTACCACCAGAGCTGTTAGCCCATGGCTGTGATCTGGAGGCGAACAGATAATAACCATTTCTGTTGTCTCGAATGTCTGTAATGAAACTGTTAGCTTCGTTAATGTAATGGTTGATTGTAAGTATTGCCATTATTCACTCAACTGCCTTTTATCTTATATTTATGTTTGCGTTAAAGAGAAAGACTCTGGTTCTGATTGATTGGATATCAATTCGTTTTTAATTCTGAATCTACCAAACAAAGCGATGCCTGATGGATGAATGAGGTCTTTGACAGTTTTCTCATATACATTTAGCATTCTATTAACAACGATATCATAAGAAAAGTCTTGATAGTAATAGCTATCTTGAATCTTCATAACATCGCTCAGGAAGCTCTTGTTGTTTTTCCAGTAGCCATCACCAACACCATCAAGCTCGATTACTGCTGATGCAGTTACTATCACACCTTCGTTGCCTGGTGTGGAAAGAAATACCGTATCTCCGGGAGTAAAACCATAACCTGAGTTGATTACTTCAGCTGCAACAACAACACCCTGAGCCTCGCTAACGTTTGTTGTAATGTCAGCATTGTGTCCTTTGGTTCCACCTAATCCATCAGGTAATCCTTCGCCTGCCACGTCTGACTCAATAACATCAACATAAGGATTAGCCGAGTAGCCTGTTCCTGGGTTGATGTTTGAAAGATATGCAATAGTGCCTGCTTCAACAGTAACGAAAGATAATGTATCTGCGATTACAGAGGTTAGATTTGCTACTGGGTTTTTAGGAAATGACCAGGTCAGAGAAAGATTAGCGTTTATGTAATTGGTTATTTTATCCGTGTTCACATACAAAATTTCTTTATTGATCAGACCACCAACCTGAAATGTAGCACCTGTTCCACCACCACCGATGACACTAACAACAGTTGCTGTAGCTCCATTGCTTCCTGTTACATTATCACCAACGTAAAAATTTATACCAGTGCTGAAGTTTATCATCTGTATCAAAGATGTATTGGCGAATGTTATTGTACCATTGGCTGAGGTGTTAGAGCTTACAATGGTTTCGTTTTCTGAAAACGTTCCGATGTTATTTGCGATATTCAGATACAAAGCAGTTGCAACAGTAACAACAGCGTTCATACTGAACCCGCTACCACCGTTGATCAGATTAAACTGCACTTTACCATTTTCGTTTCTGACTGCTGCTACTCTAGCTTTACCACTAACACCAGTTCCGCTTACATCCAGAATATCGCCAGCAGAAAATCCAGAACCACCATTCTCGATTGCTACTGCAGTTAAAGATCCCAAAATGGTTGGTGCATTATCAAGAGTTATTTGTGGAACAGCAGAGCAAAGAATCTTTTCATTGTATTTGAATCTACCATTGACAGAAGACAGGTAGATGGTATGAATCAATCGATTGCCGACGATTTTTTTGTTAACTGTCTCAACAACAGCTGTGGAATTACGACTACTATTGTAGATTTGTTGACCAATCAAAAGCTCTAAGTATGGGCTATCTGAAACTTCAATGTATCTTGGAATGTCCCATTCAGCATCAGATGGTTTAAAAAGAAAATTGGCAGGAATGTAAATCTCAATATCTTCATTGAACAGCATTCTGAAAAGTAGCTCGTATGCGCGAGGTGTGCCTTTTGCTCTGTAAAGATCAAGAATATGCTTGACGAGTAGTCGTTTATCCGCTATAATCGACTCTGGGAGCGAATGAAGATAAGTGTTCTTGAAGTACTTGATGAACTCTGCTTCAGTTGTATCAATGTCTGAGTTTTCGAGTAAAGCTCTAGCATACTGTAAAGTCTGCTGAGAATTTTCCATCCACTCATAATATGCCTTTAGAAAGGCAATGAAGTTCGGTCCTTCTTCCTTATAGAAAGCAGGGAACTGCTGAGGAATAAAAGGCGATACGAACTTCTCAATAGCCATTAGATAGCAACCACGCTGATGTCTAGGTTTTCCAGATCAATTTGAATTAGATCATTGCCAGTGGCAGTAATGTCCTGGTTCTGTGGTGTTGCATAAAATTTGATGGACGAAGAATCAACGAATGCATTAATTTGTATTTTGTTTAATGCAATTATTCCATTGTTGTAGTCGATTGTTCCAGCAACAGTGTATGATTCGTATCCTGTAAGTGTAACATCTTTTAAATATATGTTGGTTGAAGAATTTGTAATCTTATACTTACCACCAGCCAACTGAGACACTGTAAGTGTATTGTTTAATTCATTCAAGTCAGTGTATTGGTATGTTCTGTTGTTACTAATGAACTTAGTTGTAGAGAGAGAACCTGGAACAATCGCGTTACGATAGTTTATGTCAATGTATATTTCTTCATTTAGATCTGGATTAACGTCTTTACGCATTACTACTGTTGTTTCGTTACTGCTTATGCTTGTATCAGCGTCATTGATTGCTTCTTCTAGTCTTGATAACTTAAATTCAATGTCAAAATCTGTAAGATCTTCTTCATCGTATATTTCTATTGCGGTTGAAACAATGTTTTTAATATCAGCTGGCGTATAAGAAGTATCGTTTTCTTTGAACTTAACTCTCGTTGTAAGCTGGACGTACAGATAATCAGGGTCGATTACCTGCGGTGTAATGCCCAATGTGCATCTAGCCTTTAGGAAGTTTTCTATATCCATCTTTTCATATTGTGCTAGTGGCGCGCCCGAGAACGTTACTGGTGTAATAAAGACCTTACCGAACTGAACTGAGTCGGTAATGGTTTCACCACCAAACACATTCACTGCCTTGACCTCGGTGTAGTTGGCTAGAACAATGTTCTTGAAGTCTTCAGTTGTTACTGCTCTGTTTTGTGTTTGAAAATGTCTCGGTGCATTGTATCGAATTGACTCGATACCTTCAGCGTTTGCACCACCAAAAGAAGCAGCAACTACTGTTACTGCGCAGTTTACAAACGAGCCAAGACCATTTACAGGACCAAGGTTATCATCCAGAGTAAAATCATTTGATCCGTCAGCATCAGAACCTCTGGTTGTTCTATAAGCTGCTAGTATCGTTGAATCATTTAGAGGCTTACGACCAAATACGCCATCACCAAATACGATTTCATAGTTGGTGTCTTCAGTTGCCTGTAAGAAATACACAGCAGAGTTTGATGTCAACCCATACAAATTTTCGGCTCTGGTGAAGATTGTATTTGTTTGACCATTGTTTTCTGACGTTAAAACCTGTAAAGAGTCAGTATCAACGTTTTCGTTAGAAAGAATGAAACGTTGCGCCTCTATCGTAGCATCGAAAACGAAAGCGTCATTTAAGTAGAAACCTTCATAGACACTCAAATTAGCTGTAAAAAACCCACCACTTGGATAGATCGTTTCTGACTCGCTTGTTACGTATGTGAATGTACCGTTGCCAGTCTTGCCAGTGAACTTAGTAGCTGCTGGAACCTGAAAAACAGATAAGTTAGACTGCGGAAACTGAACTGTAAGATCTGCCTTTGAAGACTTCGCTGATCTTGGTATGTAGTTTAGTTCCTTGGCTCTTGAAATAACGCTGTTACGTAGCTGAGCTGAGTCCAAAAACATTTCTGAAGCAACCATGTTCAGATAGAACGCATTCATGTGTGTGTTGTATGTAAGAATGTCAAGCAACACCGACATATTCGAGCCATCGAAATCATAATCAGTGAACTGTGATTGTGCCTTGAGGTAAGTCTTCAGACTAGCCTTGAGCGTATCGAAGTCTAGATTGACAAGGCTAATTGAATTATTTGCTGCCATTTAGCGAACTCTTCTCAAGATCAGATTTAGGTTTTGGACCGTTGTACTATTTATAATAGAGAAAAAGATATTAACTGCGATACGATCTTCTTCTGAATAAGAAAAAATATCGACGCTGATAACACTAGCTCTTGGCTCATGAAACGCAATAGCTGATCTAATAGTGAACTTCAGGTTTTCTTCAAGGATAATATCGTTCGGCTCGAACAAAGCATTGGCTATTTCAGAACCGATTGTTGGCTGGAACAAACGCTCACCAAGCCTTGTGAATACTATGTTCTTGATTGACTGTTTGATCGCCTGATCGTTCTTCACGCGCACGAGATCTTTGGTGATTGGATGTGGAGTCAGGTCGTCCAAAAAGTCAGAGAAAAGATCTGGTATCTTTTTTGTCTGAGTAAAATTGTCAGCGCGAGTTGACATTCGTTATCCTTAATCGTTAAGTCTGATTTGAGTGCCTGTACCATTGATAATACCAGCTGCTGTTATCTTAATGTCACCTCCAGCTCTTGTCTTCAGTGTAATTGACTCAGCCTCAACAATAAACTCTTTGCATCTAATTCTTACGACGCCGTCACCAATGATCTCAACATGCCCACCAATGTTAACGTTCAAGTCTTTACCAACGTTTTCTACTTTATTTCCAACTATTATTGACCCGGCATCACCATCAACAACAGTGCCTGTGTAACCCTTAACTCTTACATGTTGATCTCCGCCCACATTATCATATTTATCATTGACAATGGTACTTACGTAGGTACCACCAACACCAAGCTGAAAGTTGCCCCCAGCATTCATGTACCTGTTACCAGTTGTTTCTTCTTTGACAGAGCCATCGATGTTGACGTTTTGAACACCAGACACCTTTACGTCGTAGTGACCATCAACTGTAGTGGTAAAGCTATTAGAGAAGTAATAGTATCCACCACCA